CCCGCACGGCCTTGCAGCGGCGCTCCAGGATAGACACCACGGGCTCATCGATGGGCACGGTGCGCCAGTCGGTCTTGCTTTCCCGGAAGGTCAGCATGCGGTTGGCCAGATCCACGTCGCGGCGGGTCAGCGCCCACAATTCGCTGCGGCGGGCTCCGGTGTAGAGATAGCAGGTGATCAGATCGCACCAGTCCTGGTCCGTGCTGATCTTCTTGAAAATCTTCCCCAGCTCGGCCACGCTGTAGAACCGCGGCGGCTTTTTCTTCGGTTTGATGGGCTGGGCTTCGGCGTAGGGGTTGCGCCTGATGTACTCCCACTTCACGGCCTGGGAGAACGCTGCCCGGCAATGCCGCGCCGTAATGGCCACGCCGGATTTCTGCAGGCCGGACTGGATCAGGGCGGTGTGGAAGTCATCGATGCGCTTGGCCGTGATGTGCCGTAGCAGGGTATTGCCGCCCAGATAGTCTTTGAGCTTATTGACGGAATACCGGTCGCGGTCGGCGGTGGACTCTTTTTTGTGGGCCGTGCAGTGGGTGTCGTACTCTTTGGCGAAGGTTTTGAGCGTACAGCTGTTCTGCTTCTCCAGGGCGATGACATTGCCCCGCAGGATCTGGCGCGCAAGTCTCCTGAACAGGCGCTCGGCCTGCTCCCGGTCCCGCGTCTTCAGGGATAGGCGCTTTTCATTCGGGAGCCGGGCGTACCATATCCCGTTGCTACGCCGGAAAAGTTTCAATGTCTCGCCGATTATCATAGATCCGCCCGCCCTGCAACATCGTTGAACAACTTCTCGTCGCTGCCGGCGATGTCGGTGCCGGCATTGTAGGCATCGATGCTGCGCCGGTCCACGATCCAGCCGCCCTTGCCCCGCCGGCGGCCTTTGATGTCGCCATGTTTCAGGGCCTTCAGCAGGGTAGTGCGTCCCATCTTGGCGTATTCGCAGGCCTGGCCCAGGTCCAGCCAGCGCTGGCTGAGGTCCATCAGGCGGTCGATGCGTTCTATCAGGTCTTCTGTCGTCATAAAACCCTTACTGTGGAAGGGATTGCCGCCGCTGATATTTAGCCTCTCAGGCCGTCAGCGGCGGGGTTTTGGGACGCTAATTGGGTATCGCGTCCATGCGAGATCGTTGCATATGGAGGCAATGGCGAAGCCGGTTTTTCTCCGGACCGCCGAAAAAACTGGGTGTGTCGGAAATATCGCGACTGATGTCCTCCAGATCGGCCATGGCCGGCGGCTCACCGTCTATGGTGTCAGCCAGCAGTCGGGCGCTGGCCGGGGTCAGCATGTCCAGCTCCCAAAACAGGGTTGCGATCTTCTCGATGCGGGGTTCCATGGTTATTCCTCCCGTTGGGTATCAATGATGGTGCCAATCTCTTGTACAGCCAGTCTTCCACAAAAACGATGTTGCCGCGCCGGGCCTTGATCTGGACGATGGAGAGGGTGAGGGGCTTTCCCGTGGCGGCCACGGTCATGCGCACGTTGCCTTCCGGGGTGGGCGCCTCGATGTCCCTGACTTCGATCCAGCGCATGGCGGCCTCCGCTACGCCCATACTCCGGGCGGCTGGTTACAGAATTGCATCACCAGGAACAGCACCTGATTTTCGGGGGTGCGCAGCTGGCCGGCAGCCCTTTCCTTTAGGCTGGCCAGCAGGTCCTGGCGTTCGTTGAAATCGATGGTGATGGTGTGACCGTTGGACGGTGCGGCCGGAGCTTCTGGCATGGCTGGAGGCGGCGTGGGTTTTTCCTTCACCGTCCCCTTGGCTTTCTTCTCCCGATATAATTTCTGGGCCACCGACTGCCGCCGGCTCATGCAGGTATTGCACACCCCCAGGCGGCCATACCGCGCCCGCCGGAAATGCTCGATCGGCTGGGGCTCGCCCTTGTGGGGGCAGTCAGGATCGGTGCAGACTTTGGTCAGTTTGTCGCTTTTCTCCACGGGGGCCTCCAGTGTCACGGTGCCGTCCCAGGCAGCCTGCCGGGCAGGGCAGTTGATTCAGTCCGGATGATTCTTAGACCGGTTGATGTGTTCGCAGGTGCGGCAGGGGCTCTGCATGACGCATGCGCTCCTCATGCCCGGCGTTGATCTTCAGGGCCAGGGCCATCTGGTGGTTGCAGACCATTGTGGCGCCGCCGCACCACTCGCATTCCCGGCCCTTGTCCTGGTCCTGCTCGTGATAGCAATGGGGGCACAGCCGGATACGGTTGTCGATGTCGCCGCTAATGGCGTCATGGATTGTTTTGGCTTTCATGCCGCTTTCTCCTTTTTGGGGGTTGAGGTTGGCCCGGTATTGCCGCCCCGGGCCCCGGCGGTACTGCAGGAGGAGGAACATGATGGGCCCGTTACTACCGCCACGGCGCCGGGCGGGTGCTCACTGGGTCGCGGCGGACGGTAAAACGGGTCCGCCTCGTACTTGGCGAAAACAATGTCCAGGGGGTCGGCGTGGGGCTCTTCGCGGCCTTCCAGCACAGCATCCACGTCGATCTGGCTCATGGGGGTGTAGTGCTTCTTGCGACTGTTCACAAAGCTGTTGGCCCGGTTCCGGCGCTGCTGGCAGCGGTCGCAGTACTTACGCTGACTGCTGCCGGGCATCATCGACATCATGGCCCCGCAGGTCACACAGGTCTTATAAATCCACTTGATGCGCCCCTGTCGGCACACCGGGCAGGCCCGGCCAATGCGGCTGGTGTGCACCGGTTTGCCGGCCTTGTGGCCACAGGTGTATTCGTAGATCACCAAACGATCTTCTTTAGCCATGCTGCCCTCCTCCCAAAGTGGTTATGCCCGGCCGGTCATGGGCCATTTCTTGTCGCGAACGATTGCACCTCGTCGTGGTTTGGGTTGATATCGACCGGCCGGACATGCGGTTCACCTCTCCGCTAAATGGGTTTGCCCGACCCGGCCCCGCTCTCTAATCTTTTTGGGTTTCTCCTCCGGGGCCGGGCGGGCGTGAATGTTATTGCCTTATCCATTCTCGTGCAGGGTGGCCTGCACTTCGGTTTCACTATTCGTCGGCGGTCCGGGCAAAAATTTCGCTATGTATCTTGCTAGCGATGGCGTCGCATCGCTTCAAAAAGGCATCCGCATCTTTCTCGTCGCTCCAGGTTTCAACATCCGGCTTCACCGCCACGATTTTCGTGCGGTGCTCGTCGCGGCTGTAGTGGAGGCTGAAGCCCTTGTCGATCAGGATGCTGACCAAATCCTTTTCAATATAGTCGTCGCCGGAATCGTTGAAGCAGTAGACCTTCTGCATCACGTGGCCTCCTTTCGGGCTGCGTTGTAGCTGCGCACCAGGCGGGCACCCTCTTCGGTGCCGTAGAACCAGGCGTCCGCCTCGGCCGTGCCGATGGAAAAGGGCACGGACAGGTGCAGGCGCTCGCCCATCCAATAACGAATGGCATCCAGCACACCGGCCCGATAAGCGCCGCTGCGGGCGTCGCGGGGGTAGCCGAAGGCCTTGTCGAAAAGATCCTGCGCCGTGGTCATGATATGCAACCTCCCGTTTTTATTGACGTACACGCAACCGCTTACGTTTGTGCACGTTTGCACCCATCGTACACGTTGACCTATAAAAAATTTTCGGTGACGATGTTATCCAGATCGGCATAAAACTTTTTGATGGCCGATTCGGATTTAAAAAACTTGATTAAGGCGGATTCGATGAACTTGCTCCTGGACACCCCCACAGCTTTGGCCCTTTTTTCGATATGCGCGATCAGTTTGGGATACGTGCGGAAGGTGCAGGTTTCCTTGGTCTCCAGGTCAAGCTCCATCTGGGTGAGGTTGTAATGGTGATGATGGGTACCGCCGGTAAAATGCTGTTGCATGGTCGCCTCCCCCTACACCTGGTCACGGCATTCGCCATCCGCAGACGGCAAACGGCCCGGCAAAAAATACGGGTCCTCGATGTCGCCGGCCAGCACCTGGCGGATCTGCTCGGTGGTGCCTTCCAGCCACAACACCGGACTGGTGCCCGTGGCTTCCGCCAGCCGCTTGGCCACCGGCCACGCTGGCCGCCGATTGCGGTTGATGATCTCGCAGACGTATGACTGGCTGATGCCGACTTTTTTGGCGATGTCTTTCTGTTTCATTTTCATGGGGGTACACATATAGTGAATTCTATAACTCTGTCAAGAGAAAATTCACCATATGGCAATTTATTTTGTTTGAATAATTCTCTATTTGAGAATAAACAAGAATATGTGACTGATAATGCACGAAATATTAAAGAGCGCCTGCAGGGGTTGATCCGCCAAAGAAAGGACATCAATCAGAAAACAATTGCGGCTAAAGTTGGTGTCAAACCAAGCATGCTTTCCATGGCTTTGAGGGGACAAAGAAAATGCTCGATAGATCTTCTGGTCAGCGTGGCCGAAGCCTGCGGCACATCCATCGGGGAGATCGAACAACAGATAAAAGCAGATCAGGCCGCGGAAACATCGGCCAATACGATTAAAGAGGAAACCGCCCGATACAATCCGCCCAAGGTGATCGACCTCGACCACGAGGAAATCATCACCCGGTTTAAAGACAAGGAAACCGCCCGCATGGTCAACTCCATGCTGGTGGAAATCGAGGCCTCCGACCAGGAGCACTACGAGATCATCTGCGACATGATCAAAACCATGTACAGCAAAGTGCGGCGGCGCAAACGCGAGGGGCCCGCCAACGGCAAATCGGTCGTGGGCGAATAGCGCCTGTCGTCCCGCTTGGCGGCCAGGACGAGCAGGCGCAGGACCACGGGCCGCCCCGGTGCCCCCGCTGTGGGGCAACACACGGACAACTCATTCAGGTAGAATTCGGCATTTGACACAGGATAAATCACCGGGGCGACTGACACGCTCCCCAAAACACTGGCACGATAAGCCGGCAGTTCCCCCGCCCCGCAACGGGGCGCGCTTGACAAACCATCCCGATTTAAAACGGACCTCTATCCATACAGGAGAACTGCGCATGAGCAAGCAACCAATGCTGGATTGTCAGGGGTGTAAGATGCAGCGATCGATGGAAGCAACGAAAATCCCAAAATTTAACGGTGTGGTGCGCTTTATCGGATACGTGATCGTCATCCCTTCGCTGCTGGGCGTCGGCTTGGCCGTGATCATGTTTTTCGGCACCACCACAGCCACCACCGAAGTCATGCAGCAGGCATCTTCCGACGCGGAAATGGCAGGCGCAGCAGTAGGGTCGGCCATCTCCTACGGAGCATCCATTTTTGTCGGCATAAGCTCGCTGGTGGGTGGCCTGATCGGGTGGCTGCTAATCATGAAAAAGAAAGTCTTCAAATGCCGAAACTGCGGGTACATCATGGACCGGGGATGATATCCAGATAAAAAGGCAATCGACATGAAATCTTTGCTAATTATTCTTTTATTCGTCGGTCTCCTCTGGTGGCTCTACAACCGCGACAAGCCAGCCAAGCCACAGCCAGCACCTGCCGCACCTAAAAAATACAAATCATTGAACGACTGGAAAGACGACACCGCCACGCTCTGGGAAGGAAGGCCACGCAAAGTTTCGTTCACCTACAAGCCCCATCACGATTACAAGCCGAAAGAGCGCCGGACAGTGCAGGTGAAGCGCGTTCTAAAGGATGGCAGGGGATACCTGTACCTGCAGGGGCTCTGCGAAAAGCGGGACGAACAACGGACATTCCGCATCGAAAACATCACCACAATGATCATGGATGGCGGTAAACGGTATGAAATCCCCGATTGGCTCGATGACAAATGCGGGGTTCATGACGTGGCGATAATGTGAGGGGCTGATTTAATGCTACATTTTTTGTAGGTCCGACAACACGGGTACTGTATTACAGGATGCGCTCCGGTTCGCCGTAGATCGGCAGCATGGCGCAGTCGCAGGGGCGCAGGCCCTTGCCGTCCTTTAACAGGCGTACGGCCGCGTTGACGGGTTCCATCAGGCCGATTGGAATCTCGCAGGAGGCCAGGCCGCACAGCTCGCTGCACCACAGCTTGCTGTCGTCCGCGTCCACGTAGCCGAACAGGTTGCGCACCACGCCCCACTCGTCGTAGTCCACGCCGATGTGCCGCCAGTAGTAGAGGCTTATGGCGTCGCGGTAGGCGTCCAGCTCCGGGCGCAGGGGGTGCCACCAGGCCTGGCCGTCATAACCGGCTAGCTTGGCGGACAGGGCCCGGATGTTGACCTCGCCCTGGTCGGCCTCGCCGATGATAACCCGGGGAAATTTCGACCAGCCCGGAATCACCCCGGACACGTGCGAGCGCACGGGCTTGCCGTCGGGCACACGGTCGGCAATGGCCCGGGACAGATCGCCGGTACCCAGCCAGGAGATCAGGTCCGCCGGCCGGATCCGGCGGCGGTAGCTCAGGTAGAGGGCCAGGTTATTTGAGGACGGCATTGGTCACCTTCATTTGCAAAACGGCCTGCTCGATCTTGGCCTGCAGGAAGCTGTCCAGGTCGGCAATGGCCAAGCCCGCCTGCTGTTGGATGGCGGGGGTCAGGCGCGTCTTGATTTTTTCCAGGGCCAGGCGCTGCAGCTGGCCGCGCTCCCGGGCCGTCAGTTTGCCATCCTCGGTCCGGGCCTTGAGAGCGGGCACCAGGGCCTGCTCCAGCTCGGCCACGGTGGTGGCGGCCGTGCAGGTCAGGCGGTCCATGGCATTGATCACTTTTTCATTCTGGGTTTTGGTGCGCACCCAGCGGCCGGCCTCGCCCAACAGCCAGATGATCAGGGCCGAGGCAACGGACACCGCGATGGGGGCCAGTATCTGGATGGCCATGCTGGTTAAAATGGATTCCATGATTGTCTCCGTTCTTTGAAATTTATTTCCGGCCGTTGTGGGCCAGGGAATAGTGGTTGCCGTCGCCGAAACGGCCGCCCCACGATCCGCCGATGGATTCCCAGTACTCCCCCAGGGGCCGGTGGTCCTCGGTGGTCGTCAAATATGTGCCGTCTTTAAACAGGTTGAGATCGATGGCCAGGCGGATGTAGTGCAGGCTGCCGTCCATGTGGCCATCCCGCGCCCAGGCATCGCCGAACGTCAGCTCGTAGCCCAGGTTATAGGCATAGCGGATCAGGCGGGAGACCATCCACACAAAGCGGCTCTGCTTCTCGCGCAGGGTCATGCGCCACCGTTCCCGTTGCCCAGCTTGCCCTCCAGGCGGCCAATCGACTGGGCGATCTTTTTGAATTCGGCGGCCCACTGGTCCTTGCTGGCCTCGCGCTTGCGCTCACCCTCTTCGATCATGCGCTGCATGGTTTCCAGGCGGGCGTCCAGGCGGCTCTGGCAGCTGACCCGGCACTGCTCGCACTCCTCCCGGGGCAGGTAGTTGGTCACCCCGCTGGCGCGGTACAGGGCACTCTTCAGCCAGTCCGCGTGGCGGTCGAGCTGCTGGCGGGTCTCCTCTTCGTGGTGATCGAGGGTGCTGCGGGTGGTCAATTCGTGTTTGTCCTGGCGGGCTTTGATTTCGGAGATCTCCCGGGTGTGATGCCGCAGGGTCAGGCGCATGGTGCCGTAGGCGATGCCCGCGGAAAAAAGAAAGGTCAGGACCGTCCAGATCGTGGCCAAAAATTTAGGGTCGATGCTGCCCATAGGGTGGTCTCCATGTGCTGCCCGCGTGCGTTTTTGAATGTCGTCCGATTTACGCCACCGCCGCCGGTTGTCTCCATGGCCGGCATCCGGGTGTTGCAGCACCCGGCGGTGGCACCTCTTATTCCGGCTCCACGGTGATCAAAAACTCGATGGGCCGTGTAATGCCCGGCTCCTTGACTGTCATCACTACTCGGCGGACAGGCTGGGAGGCGGGCTCGGTGCCAAAAAATCCCACCGCTTGGTGGTCGCCACCCCGTCCGGGGTAACACTGGTAATGCTGCTCTCGTTGCCGCTGGTGTCCACGGCCGACACGCCGAAATAGTAGGTGGTGTCGGCCCCGTCCGGAATATCTTCGATGGCCAGCTCGTAGGCGGTCACGTTGCCCACGGCGATGGGGGCGCCAAAGGCATCCGGCGCCGTGCCGTAATAGATATTGTAGCCGGCCACGTCATCCGACGGGCTGGCCCCCCAGCTCAGGTTCACGCTGTCGGTGGCCGCATGGGATACCCCGGCCAGCACGCAAACCAATAAGCAGAGCGCAACGACGATAAATATCCTTTTCATTTTCGATCTCCTTTAGCCGCGCGGCCTGATCTTCCAGGAGGGCCGCCGTGGCGTTGATGTGATTCCGCAGTGACTTTTCCATGGGCAGTTCTCCCCGTGTCACATATAAGCCGGCGCGAACATCTGGCACTCGTTCTTGACGTGTCGCGGCCGGTTCTCCAAGTAGAGCATGGTGGTTTCCAGAAAACTGTGGCCCAGCTGCGCCTGGATCGTGCGGGGGTTGGCGCCGCGGTTGAGCATGTTGGTGGCCCATGAGTGCCGGAAGATGTGCGGGTAGATTTTCTTCTCGATTTTGGTGCGGGCCGCAATCCGGGCGACGGTGCGCCGGACAACATGCGGCCGCATTTTGGGCTCGCCACCCCGCGTTGGCTTGAAAAGCATCATGTCGGCGGTCAACCGGTGATCGTGGATATACTCTGCCTGGATCCGGGCGCACTCGCCGGGGATGTAGGCAATCCGGTCCCGAGCCCCCTTGCCGTCCTCGATATAAACCTCGTGGTTGGCGATATCCACGTGGCGCACCCGCAAATCGCACAGCTCCTGGTTGCGGGGCACGGCATAGGCCAGCATGGCCATCAGCGCCCGCTCGCGGGAGCCCCTGGCCGCGTCGATCAGGATGGCCACTTCCGCCTCGGTAAGGGTGTTGCTCACCACCCGCCGGGGCTTGCGCGGTCGACCGAACTTGACCTGCTGGCCGATGAAACGCATGTAGCGCTCGATGGCCAGCATCTGGTTGCAGATGTGGCTCCACGAATAATCCGACTCCCGCAGGGACTCGATATAGATCTCCACCTGCTCGATGGTGGGCGCCGCCGTGCCAAGGTCGGTCAGGATCTTGCGCGCCACCCGGGCCAGGTTGTCGGCCGAGGTGGTCGCCAGGCCGTCATAGACCAGCATGTGCCGCCGGAATTTAATGAATTTATCGTCCAGATCCGGGATCATCCCCGTGTCCTTTCAGACGTCTTTAATTACTCAAACGCCGCCCCATTGGCGGCCCGTTCGAAAGCCGCCCCAGACGTGGCGCGATGGATCGTGGCGCTTGCTGACGGAGAACTCCCTATACCGACATCAGCAGCAGTCGTGCCTGCTATAAAATCGTCTATATAAACGGCGGCTGATGACGACTGGGGGAGCAAAATCAGCTTGAATCGTAACGTGCCGCCGGGGTCACACGCTGTTCCAGAGACAGTACGGTCGCCCGTCTTGGTCAGACCGCTGCCCGTATCAACCCATAATTCGACCGTGCCATCCGACGCATCAACATGCAGCACGTAACGTGTCCACTGATCAAATGTGGCGATGCCATTAGCCAGATTTTCGAGGCCGGTTTCATTCGTCGCCCCGCCAGGACCGAGATAGTGCAGGCTCCAACCCGTGCCACCGAAATCTTGTTGATTGGCAGACCCCGTAGCGCATACACCTGTCCAGCGATAATCCTGCTGGTATTTTAGCACCCATCCGCCGCCAGCGCCGCTCAGGTTGTCATAGGTGTAGATTAATTTTCCGTCCGCAGTGCCATAATCTGGGCGAATCCACATGGATACCCACAACTCATCTCTCAGGGTAATGTTGTGGCTGATAAACGCATTGGTTTGGCTGACCCCCTCCATGTAGAGGGCACGGCTACCGCCATGAGCGTATGTGGATTGCACAGATATTGTGCCAGTGCTTTCCTGGCGTTCGTCTGGCCAGCGGGTCGTGAATGTTGAATTGCCAGCCAACGCAGAAATATTTGCATAGTCCTGCCCATACTCGAAGTCGTCCTGCCAAAGAATCTCAGCAGGAGCCGACCGGGCAATTGAAAAAAGGATTATGATCGAAACTATTATTCTCATCATTAGAATGGACTCGACGATGAATTGTTAACCACGATTGATAGCGGTCTGGAGGACTGAACCTCTGTATCGCCTGATGTGGAGAAATTTCCCAGGCCACCCGGTTCCATGCCGCTATGGTGCATGACCGATGCGGCGGCATCGTATGCTCCACAGAATCCAGACCATGACGTATCTGTATCGTCGCACGACACGCCTAACAAATACGTTGTTCCGTCAACTATACAGGTGGATGGTATTGCCAGGTTGATCGTCTGCGGGTTGCCGTTGCTACCGCTCACTGTGGACGTATCATTGAGTAGCGTTGCTGTCGTGCCCGACAGACTCCATATACCCGCCTCGCATGTACCGCCGTCATTATTGCGAATTTGAACATGGATATACGTTATGCTGCCATCATCGGCTGAGTCGGCTGTAAATTCTGAATAAACCAGGTCGTAATCGCTTAAAACGAAGCCGCCATATGAGGTATTCGCGGACCCAAGGGTTCCGTCGCTGCCCCCGGCGCAAGACTCCGCCGTAGGCGTCCCGCCCCCAGCCACATAGGGGTTTAGGTCGGCAGTAAGAATGCAAGGCCATGTTAGGAGAAGAAAAACGATTAATAGTTTTTTCATCGTTACCTCGCTACGTTCTGGACATATCGGATTTCTACTGAAAGCACGCCAACGTCCTGCGCATAGTCATCCACCGTGTCAGAAACATCTCTGATCAGGGCCATCTCTGCGACCTCCCCAGCGGCAAGGCTCGTTACCGTTACATCCCCACTCCAACCGGTTACCATCACGTCATGTTGTGCGGCATTAAGAGTGTCATCGGTTACAACGACCACCGTTCCCTTGGTTCCGTTCGTGGCGTCATTGTTACCGGCAGAAACACCGGAAAGGCCAAAAGCCACGCCTTCAGTAGCGCTTGGGCCAGTTGCATTGGTAATCAAATATTTGACTCGGTATTGGATAGTAGACCCGGAAAGATCGGCAGGCACGAACCAGACAAAATTTAAATCTTCGTCGGCTTCATCGTCAAAATCCCGGTAGACAAACGGGCTGCGGGTGCTGGCATCGTCCAGGGCCGCCGGAGCACTGGTGCCGTCCTGCATCCAGGCTACGGGGATTTCGTCGTAAGCGTACCAATCATTAATCATGGACGCATCGACTGCATTAGCTTGGATAACTCCAGCATTGTTGATATCGCTGGATGCCCGCACAAGATCGGTGCCCTCGACGGCGATAACACCCGCCGCAGATCGCGTGACGGTCGTGTCGGAGGCGTTGCCGACTTCGATGCCAGCGAATTGTGGGGTATCGTCTGTATCAAGCCCAAGACTGTCCCGGGTTGCTGCGGTAGGCAAGTCGTCGTGCATGGCAAAGCCGCCGGATGTTCCGGCTTCGATACCCAGGGCCGTCTGCACCCCCGTACCCAGATCTCCGGTCAGTACCGCATTAGACGCAATCAACGTGCCGTCCGTAATGTTGTAGACACCCACCCATGTGGTATCACTGGACCGGTAAATGCACAGCCAGTCGTCGGTGCCCTGGTCGGTGGATCCGGGCTGCCAGTTGTCGCCGTCGGCAATAGCCAATTGGCCGTTGGTCGGGCTGCCGGGAGCAGATGACAAAACCGCCCCGGCGAATGCGGCGTTGCGTTCTAATACAGTGTCAATCGCTTCTAAAGCCGTAACCTGTGCTGATGTCATGTATCCGTCAGCGCTATTGGTAGCCGCTGGCATGGCAATGGTGATCTTTGTGCCGTCTGTTCCGGGTAAAATATCGTTTGTTGCCCCTGTAAGCGGCGCGGTAACGGCAACGTCCCCGAGCGTAGACCCGCCGCCCGCGATCGCTGCGTCCAAGTCGTCCAGAACGTCTTGCACATTGGTCGAATTGGAGTTGTCAAACTCATCAACCGCCGTTACTTCCGCCGCCGTCTGATCATCCGTACCACCACCGGCCAACGCGGCAATGGCCTGCGAAATCCGCTGCGCCGTCCAAACCCTTTCCGTTGTCGCTGTCCCGGCCTCGGCTTCGGCTTGACTTGGGACGTCGAGGTCGGCTTGGGCGTCCGTAATCCCGTATCCGGCAAGTGTGGTTGGGGTCCCGGTCAGATTAGACCAGGCGCCGTCAAAATCATCCGTGCTGTCGGTGTCCAGGTTCGGATAGGTTGCGCTGATTTTGCCGGATATGTACGTCCATAGTTCAGACAGCAGAATCTTGATCTTAGCGTAACTGTTTTGAGCGTCTTCACCGATCAGTGCGTCTCCGTCTTCAAGGGCCGTGCCCTCCTGCGAGACCGCATTAATTTCGCCAGCCTGGTTGTCGTGGATGGCCGTCGTGTCAGTTCCACCGGTAGCGTTGCGGATCTCTTGCAGCGTAATCGGCAAACCGTCGCCATCGTCTAACGTCATGGTGTTGGTTTCTTCAGAAATTGAGCCTGTAGCACCAACAGTAAGAGACCTACCGTCTTTAATCTTCACCTCGTCGTCCGTCACCTCGATGCCCTTGCGCAGCTTAAAATCCATTGGCACCACATCGTCACCATAGGCCAGCAGCGGCCCCAGGATAAACACGAGGCCCAGCACCGCCATCAGAATCAGATATTTATACGTGCTTCGCATGGTCACCCCCTTATCTTCCCAGCCGCATGTTGCAGGTGCCGGACGTGTAGTCGCCGTCTTCCATCCCGATGCGGTAGTAGACATTGGCCTCGGGCTCGTAGAGCATGTCCTCGGTGTTGGCCGTGTAGGTGGCCACATCCCGCCAGGTGGCGGCCGCATCGCTGGCCGCGCTGAAGCGGTCGAAGCTGCGCTGCACGGTCACCGTGCCGGCCCAGGTGCCGGACAAACTCACGTTGAACACCCCCTTGCGGATGGCGCCCTCGGTAAAGCTGTCCGCCCCGGGGTCGCTGGAAATGGCCAGGGTGTTCTGGGCGGCCCACACCGCCACGGGGGCGGCCAGAAGGCAAACCGCCAGCAGTAAAAGTAAAAAGCGTCTCATATCGTCACCTCGTCCGTTAAGGTTTATTGGTTCCGTCATTTACTCCGGCTCCGGGTATTCGCGAAATTCCATTTCAAACGAAAGCGAATACAACACCGGGGCCTGATAGGTTTCCGAACAGGCCGCATCGAAAAACGATGTTGTGCCCGGGCCGGGCCAGGCGGGGCTGTGATCTTCGTCCAGCGCCCAATAGGACCAGTCTTCGCCGTGGGTGGCGTCCTCGGCTTTCAACTGGGTTTCCAGCAAGTCCAGCAGGGCGTCTTCAAACGACGCATTCCGCGACAGCGCAAACGGGCTTACATTGATCGCGCCCGTTTTGTCCGGGTCCGGATGATAGGACGCCGCCGCATGGATCTGGATCTTCGTCGCCTGCCGGTCGTCCGTTGTCCATGGGTCCCCGGGCGTCGGGCCGCCGCCGTTTGTCTCCTGCCTGAAAATCCGGTCGAAATGGATATAAATTTGTACGTGGGAATTCCCACTATATGCCGCCAGCGGGATCAGCGTCGGGCGATCTTCCGCCCACCAGGGATGAGCATAAAGCGGGTAGGGAACCAGATACCAATTCAGATTGCTATCCGGCGGTGTCGTTATCGCCCAATACTCCCACTTGTAAAGCTGGCAATCATAGACAAAGTCTTCGAAGTCCCCCAGCGGCGAGTTCATTTCCATCCAGAACATAGGAGCGACTTCGGTCCCCGGACAAATCTTGCCGTCGCTCCGCGGATAGCGATACCGCCCGCCGGCCATAAGCGCGCGTTGCGAACAAACATTCCCCGAGACATTCGTTTGGGATGTCCAGCGCCATTTATCCTGGACCCATTTCTTGTAAAAGAAATCCTGCAAAACCCATTCGTCGTAAAGCATGGGGGAACACATAACCCCGGCCCCGCCCGGCGGGTAGGACGCCTCGCCGGGGTTTGCTTCCCAGGGCGTCGCAAAATCCATGTCGTCAAATTCGGTCCAGGTAATACTCGTAGACAGCGCACGGGTTTCGGTAATCGAAAGCCAATAAGCAAGGTCCGAATATTTACAGGGAAACGTCAGAAAATCCCCGTGGGTTGCCGAGGCCTCGATTTCTCCGGCCATGCAGCCCATGCCAACGTCCCACACAATGCACCAGTCCACCGGCGTATAGACCGTGTTTGTCGCCACATCCCATGGGCGCGCCTTGACGGTAACGATCACGTAGTCATGATCGCACCCCTTGGGATTGCTCTCGAACCCGATCACCACCGGCTGGGCCCAGTCGTTGTCGGTAAACTCCACCACCACGCGGTCGCCCGCCTCGAAGGGCGCCGAGTTGCAGCTCATGTAGTCGATGGGCACGCTGGTGAAACTGGCCATGATGTTGACGTCCGCGCCCGTCATGGCGCCGTCGGCCGCGTCGATGGTCAGGGAGCAGGTGTCGGTATCGTGATCCACGGAAACGATCGTGGCCACCCGATGGCGGGGCTTCCACTTCTGGCGGGCGTCGTGGAACATCCAGTTCAGCAGGCTGGCGGCCGGCTCCTGGGCCAGCAGGGGCTGCATCTGCCCGTCGCGCAGCGCACTGTAAACGGCATTGCCCTCGTAGCCCGGCCGGATCAGCACCTGCTCGGTCTCGCTCTCGATCTCGATGGTGCCCACGTCTCCGGAAAGATCTTCGGTAAGGTCCGCGCACCAGGCCGTGATGTTGCTGTCCGTCGGGCAAACAGACGCCATCGAAAGGAAATCGCGCCGCTTCTGGGCAGCGGCAATCCAAAGTTTCAGGCGGCCCTGGCGGTGCGAATCCGTTTCAATAGCCAATTGATCCTGGTAAAAATCAATTTTGGCATTCAGGCGGGAAAGAACCAGGGCCTTGCGCGCGTCGTCATAGTCCAGCTGCACGACATAGCGGCCCGCCTCGCCGCCCGATATGATGACCCCCTTACCCATCAAGCCGCCTCCGACAGTTCCATGGACCACTGGGTGGGGGTCAGGGTGTAGGTGATGGCGTCCACGGTAAAGGTGTCGCCGTAATCCGTCACCACCGTGTCGCCCGGCCGGAGATATGGGTCCGGCTCGACGAACCGATAGGAAAGCCGCCCGTAGGCCTGCCGCCGGTAAATGCTGCCGGAAAGGTTGACCGTCTTGGGCGTGTGGGAATAGGTGCGCCGTCCCTCCAGGATAATGGATGCCGAGCGGCCGCCCTCGTGGGTCTGGATGTCCTCGATGTCCACCCGCACAATTTCCTCGGCCTGGGCCACCTCGCCATCGGTGTCCATGTAGACCAGATCCACCACGATCTGGCCGTTGGCCCGGTCGGCAATATCTCCAGCATACGCCATGCCGGGGATAACCACGTTGAGATAGGTCGGGTCTCCGGAGCGCGTTCTGGCTTGGATGCTTTCCGCCGGCACTTCCAGGTCGGTTTCGCCGTCCTGCCAGCCGGTGACGGTCACCCGGAAAAAATGGCGCGTGCGATCGATATGGGTCACCGACGCGCCGCCGCTATCCAGTTCGGCCAACAGCATGACAGGCACGGCCGGACGGCCGGCCTCGATATCCAGCACCGCCAGCAGATCATCGACAATCACCTCCTGGTTTTCCGGGCCGGGATCGTAATACTGGAACTCAAACTCCTGTATGGACACGCGGTCGAATGCGCCCGCATAGATATAGGCCGAATGGATCTCGATGCGGTAGCTGTCAAAGGCGCCCGTGGTGGTAAAGCTGTGCCAGCCGCACCAGTCGCCCGGCACCATGGACGAAGCGCCGGAAATGGCGCCGTCATATAGGGTTGTGGCTTCGCCCCATGCCTGGGCACTGGTCTTGCCCAACACCTTGACGTCGTCCGGCCACTGGTCGTATCCCGTGGCCTCGCGGGCCTGGAAACGAAATCCCGTAAGCAATTTAGCAGCGGAGAAATCCCACTGAATGTAAAGGGATCCGTCCGAATCCGGGGGGTTGCTGTTGTTCGACACCCAGGCGTTATTGGTGCCGTCCGTACCGTCGATAACTCCGTCCCATGCCTCGCTGGGCGGGTAGGACGACGAAATCTGGCTGGAGCCCGTACACTCCGAAGCCGTTCCGGACGTGCCCTGCAGCACGGACATGGAGCCCCCTTCGAGGGTGGCCCGCATATGGAGTTCGCCAACATACATATCAGGGCTGTCTCAAATTGATTGCGATGCTGGTCAGGGTGAAGTCTTCGCCGTCTGCCGCCGTAAGATCCTCGCCGAAATCAATGCAGGCAATCACCGTGTCGTCGGCGGTGGTATCATCATAGATAATTGCCGCGCCACTGGCCCCGATGCTGCCGCCCGAAGCCGTCCAGACCGGGTCGCTCCAGGAAATCCGGCAGCGGTCGTTGGTATCATCCTCGGTGATGGACACGCCGGCCAGGGCCTTGGCGTTCTGGGTGTAGCCGTTGCCCGTGGAAAGCTGGTCGCTGGTGACATCGGACAATGTGGCGTCCGCATCCTTGTCGAAGGCAAACGTCGTATTCATCAGAATTATCTTGATGCTGTCGGAAGAAAAATCGATGTTGCCGTTGGCCAGCTGGTAGAAAAAATGGTTTGAGAATGTCTTGGTAACGGCCATGGCCCGCCTCCGTTATTCGCTCTTTTCCTTGACGTAAAACTCCAGGTCCAGCACGCCGTACCGAACCTCCATTTTATGGATAAACCCCTGGAAGGTGCCCTCCGGGATGGCGCAGTAGGCCACGGCCCCGGCCTCGTGCATGGCCCTGAGATCCGCCTCCTGGTCCCGGGTAACGCTGCCCCGGATCTTGAACGTGCGGTCCCCGTGAAACGTGCCCCGGTGAATCATCACCACCCCGGGGTCGCTGTCCAACGTGGCCGCGCGGATGATCCGGGCCTCGGCGTGGGGCAACCGGGTGTCACTGTTTTCAGTGAGCGCCACGTTGTAGCTGGCGGAGAAAATGGCAATCATAATTTACAATCCCGTAAAACTGGCCAGGTCGATCAGGGCCTCGCTGCCGGTTTCGATCACCCGCATCTGGATGCGCTCCACGATCTCCCAGAGAACCATCTCCAGGGCCGGGCTCATGCCCTCGCCGGATATGGTGATCAGGGCGTCGCCGCTCTCCAGGCGCTGGGCCTTCTGCTTGTTCAATTCGATGGTGCTGTTGACCAGACGGCTCTGGAGCTGGAAGGCCTGCTGGCGCAGCTCCATTTCCTGGCGGATGGCATCTTCCAGCAGCCAGCGCTGGGAAAACCCCTCCACTTCGCTGAACGCGCTGAAAAGCCCGGTGAGGGTTTCCCCGGTGGACTGGATGGACACATTGACGGATTCGAAGGCGGCCTCGATGCGCTTGGTGGCTTCCTGGGCCTGGGTGATCTCGATCTCCGCCTCCCACTTCATCTTCTCCTGGACGATGTCCGAATACTCCTCGATGGCCTTGAGCTTGCGCTCGGCCGCGTCGGTATCCGCCTCCACCGTGGCATCGATGGTGATCTCGCGGGCTTCGAGGGCGGCCATGGCCTGCTTCAGCGCTGTGTCGTCCGGCGGCTCGAAGGGCAGGATCTCCAGGAACACGGGATCCTCCTCCATCTCGTCCAGGGCCTGCTGGATCTCGCGGATATCCTCCTGGGCAATGGCGTCGGAAAATTCCACCGCGATGGCTTTTTCCTCGGGGATCTCGTCGATCTCCTGGGCCAGGTCGGTGGCCTGCTCCACGGCGCCCTCGGTCTCGCCGGTAAACCCGCGCATGGCCCGGCTGGCCCCGTCGATGGCCTCCTCCATCTGCTGAAAGGAGTGCTGGCGAATGCCCTCGGACAGGTAGCCCAGTTCCTGCCGGGTTTCCCGCAGGCTCTCATTCAACCCGCTGAACCCGGGGAACCGTGTTATGGGTTCCAGGGCGTCCAGGATGTCGATAATGGAATTGACGATGACGGAGGCCACCGTGTCGAACGCCACCTGCAGGGTGTTCCAGACCGCCTGTATCGACCCGAACACCGCATTGAAAACATTCTGGATCTCGAATCCGGACTCGGCAATGGCCGCCATGGCAAGCCCGATGCCGGTACCCGCCTTGACCACACCTTCGGCCGCCAGCAGCACCTTGCCAAAACTCTCCTGGGTGGCGGCATCCCAGCTGTTGACCTCCTGCACGCTCTGGCGCAGCGCCTCGAAATAAGGCTGAAAGGCCAGGGCCATGCCGGTGGTCACCCGGATGAGGGCCTCGCCCGTGTCGATGATCTCCTGGAGCACATCGGCCAGATCTTCGGCATTGGTCAGGTCCGCCCCGTCGAACAGCGCGCCGATGGCATCGCCCAGGGCGTCCAGGGCGTCCAGAAAGCTGTTGAAATTCAGCTGCTCCAGGGCGTCGGGCAGGGCGTCGGCCACCTGGGTGAGAAAGTCGGAAAGCTGGCCCGCAAAATCGTCGAAAGCCTGGAAGAGGGGATCAAACACCCCGGCATCGATGCCCGTGCCGATGGACTGCAGCACGTCCTGGATGCCCCGGGCCACGTCCACGTAGCCGCCCAACAGCTCGTCGCCCAAACCGATGAGCACGGCCCGCACGTTGTTGGCCAGGGTCTGGTTGACCAGGGCGATATTGTCGGCCATCTTGCGGAAGGCCTCTTCGGTGGCGCCGGACGCATTCTGCATGTCCAGCAAAGCGTTGGCAAAAATCCCCGACGAATCCGCCCCCAGAACAAGCGCCGCGTTCAAACCCTCAACACGGCCGAACAGTTGCGACATCTGCTCGATGTTGCCGCCGGTGGCGTCGTAAACCTGCCGCAGGACACCCTCCAGCCCCATTGATTCCAGGGCCGCCGCGTTGAACTGGATACCGAGGGCGGCCGCCGCTTCGCTGGCTTGGGACGACGGGTCGATAATGGCCTGGATGGCCGCCCGGATCTGGGTGATGGCCTGGGAGGTGGGCGCACCCGTGGCGGTCAGGGCCGCGATGGACGCCATCAGGGTCTCGATGGGCACGCCCGCGTTGGCCGCCAGCCCGGTGACCTGGGACAAACCCTCGGCCAGCTCGGGCAGGGTGGTCTGGCCGTCTCGCACCGTCTGGAAGAAAACGTCGCTGTAGCGGGTGGCCTCGTCCACCCCCTCGCCGTAGGCGTTCAGCGTGCTGGCCAGCAGCCGGGTGGTGGCCTCCAGGTCGGCCTTGCCGGCCACGGACAGGCGCTCGGCCGTGGAGAGAACGCCCAGGGCGTCGGCATAGTCGGTACCGGCGGAAATGGCCGTGTAGACGGCCGCGTTGATGTCGGCAATGGCCGCCGTGGAATCCGTGGCGTAGTCGAGGATGTCGCCGCGAAACTGATTGAGGTTCTCCCGGGGGGCGTCGATCAGGGTGGCGATTTCGTTGAAGGCGTCGCCGAAGTTGCCGGCCTCCCGGATGGCCAGGGCCATGCCGCCGATGGCCAGCGTGGCAAAGGCCGCATCCGCCGCCAGCACGCCCTCGGCAATGGTGGCCAGGGGGGCCGCGGCGGTCTGGGCAATGTCGCCGAAATCGCCGAACGAGCGGTTGATGTCCCGCACGGTTCTGGAAAGCTGGTCATCCCCGCTGAAGATAATGGCGACGGTTTTTTCGAGATCGGCCATGCTACCTCGTTTTGCGGCGGTCGCGCCGCTCGTTCAGATCCCGGTAGAAAAGGCCCCACAACTCCATCTCGGTCTCAGTGCAGTAGCCGTGGGGGTTGAACTGCGGAAAGGCTTCCCACAGGAAGCGCCCCGTCTTGCAGCACAGGCTCATGGCGACTCGGACTTCGGGGTTGCGCCAGAGTCGCCGGCTTCCCCCTGGTCCGATGCCCCGGTCAAATTGGCGATCTTGTCCGTGATGCGCTTGAACGCCGCCGGGAAATGCTTCAGCAGCCGTTTGGCCACATCCAGGGCCTGCACCTCGCTCATCTCCGGCCGCACCACGCCCCGGTGGAAAATCTCCAGCCCAAGCGCGTCAACGGCGGCCAGTTCGTCGTTCAGCCCCAGGGATTCGCGCACCGCCTCCGCAATCTCGCCGGCCTTGCCCGAGGCGATCTTGGCCTGGATGGTGGCGATGTCCCGCCGCTTGCGGATGCTCTCCTGGGCCTTGCCCCAGGAAACCCCGTCCAGCCCGCGCACCTCGAACACCGGGTCCGCGCCCTCTGGAAACATGGCGGCCAGCTCCGGCACCTTGACGGACGCGGTCCGCAGCGCGAACCGCGTCGCCATGAACTTGTCCACGTCAAAGCCCGGCATCAGGAGAAGATCCTCTCGCCGGCCAGCTCGGCGGCGATGGAGCAATCCACCACGATGGAGCCGTCCGTCTCGAAGGTTTCATTGATGCCGAGGTAGCCCTGGCACAGCACATAGGGGTCGGCCAGGCGGTCCGGAAAGAATTTGAAAAACAAGCTCTCGCCCTCCATGGCCAGCAGGGCATCGTTCAGCCCGCTCACCTTGGCGGTGAAGCTGCCCGCCCCCAGCGACGTGGCAATGGAGCCCACGGCCGCGCCGTAGTATTCCTCGGAGTTGACCGTCTTGCTCTGGGCCGGGCGGACAAAGTCTTTGGAAATCTGCACGGATTGAAAGCTCGGCGTGGCATAGCTGCAATAGACTTTCTTGGTGGCCGTGGAAGTGCCGGAATCATCGGAATGAATGGCATCCATGGCACTGCCGAAAACCACATGGGCGTAGCCCGCCACCCCGGCGGAAACACTGAAGGGATATTCCTGCCACACGGGGGAGTTGTACAACTCGCGCTGGGAACCGACGATCTGCTTGATTTCGTCGGCCGTGATCGCCGCCGAGTCCCCGTCCGAATACCAGATCTGGGCGATCTCGATGGAGGTGGTGGGTATCCATGGCGGGCCGCCGTTGGCGCCGCGCGTGTCGGAAAATGCCGTGTGCTCCACGCCCTCCACCACAGCCAGGGCGCCGCTGGAGTTGATCGTGATGGACAGCTTCTGGTAATCGGACACCGACGGGCGGGAGATCGACAGGTCGGCGTCCGCCGAAACTTCCGTCTCGACCCCGGCCAGGTAGACCTTGCCGGCGGAAACATCCACCACGTCGTCGGATCCGCTGGCCGCTACGGACACCACCAGGCCGGAAATCACCCCGTTGGGCCGCACAGTGGGCGCGTAGCCGCTGCGCTTGCTCCACAGGTTGACGGCGGAGTTGAAGGTTTTGTTGTCGCCCGCGTCGGTCAGTGCGGTGTAGCCGGCCGGGCTCTGTCCCGCTTCGAACTGCAGAATGGGATCGGACATGGTAACGCCTCCTTGGTTTCAGGCCTGGGCGTATGGGTTCCCGGCCTTGGTTCGGTAAACGACATCGAACGTGGCGGCGGACCCGGCAACCGTCTGGCCGCCCTCGGGATAATCCTCCGCCCCGCCCGACTGATAGGTAATCGATCTGGCCAGGCCGCCGGTGACAATGGTCCCGGCATGCCGGCCGCTGATGGCTGTAATGGCCGACGATCCGCCCGCCTCGGTAATGGCTTCGCCGGTCTGGAACCCGCCGTCGATGTCGCCGCTGGCCCGCCGGATCGTGAGCGTGCCGGCCGCGTCATCGGTGGCCCAGGCCCCGGACGTGATGTCCACGTCCGCCACGTAGCCCGTGGCGCCGGAGGTTTCCCCGGTAATGGTGTCGCCCACGGCGATTTCTTCCGATCCGCCCGTGAACGTGATCGTCCACTCCGTTCCGACAAACGCCTCGATCAGGTCCGCCAGGATCTGCTCGGAAATCAGCACCGGCTCTTCGGCCGCGCCGAATGTCCGGAACCCGGAAACGGTGATCTCCATGGTGTTCTCCACCACCGAGTTGTCCCGCTCCGACTCCTCCGGGCCCGGAGAAACCGCGATGCCGGGCAGGCTTTTCCCCACGGCCTTGCCCTGGTAGGCGTTCTGGCCGATGTCGGTGGCAAACCCGTTCGCCTGCAGGATGTCGCCCGCCCGCAGGAAAAAGCCGGCGATGATCTGGGTGCGGATGGTGGTGGTCATGAGCCCCTCGCCTGGGTCAGCAGGTAGCTCACCTCGTGATCGAGGTTTTTCTGCAGGCGCTCGTTGGCGCTCTTGACGATGCGGGCCATCACCTTTTCATCGGCCAGAATGTCTTCCACCCGGGGGCCGTACAGCTCCCGGATGGGCAGGCGGTAGTGCTCCGGCAGCGCGCCGTAGGCGGCGCCGGTCAGCTTGGGGCTGTCCGCGTAGCCGACAAACGTGTCATCCTTGCGCCAGAAAACGCCGACGTGGCCGGACTTCATCGTGGCCAGGAAAGCATGCCGCAGGATGGTGCGCTGACCGCCGACCTTCACCAGCACGGAAACCCCCTTGCGGGTCTGGCGGGTGTTCTTGAACTTGGCCAGCGCCACCGGCTTGCCCTTGCGGCTGACCTTGGCCGACATATTCGACCAGGTGGCCTTGTTGATCTTTACGGCCTTGCGGATGTCGGTCTTTTTCATGTTCAGGATTTTGCCGGCTTCGTTGGTTTTGTCCGTGCGCACGCCGGTAAGCGTTTTGTTGATGGCACGGGTCAGGGCTTTCGGCCCGCCGTTGCGAATGCCCATCAGGGCCAGCTCGATATCCAGGATGTCGCGCTGGTTGATGTCGATCCGCATGGTCATCGCACCGCCGCCTTGATGGTCAAGCCATCGTTTTCAAGCTCTTCATCGCTCATAACCATATAGGTCCGGTCGGCCGTCTCAAACGTGTCGCCCTTGCTGACCGAGGCCACTTCCGAAATCTGAACCTCCAGCGTCAGCTCTTGGGCCGCCGCCGGCAGAACAAACCCGCCCGGCTGGATCACCCGCTCGCTGTCCACCATGATGGTGCAGGAAACCGGATCGCCGCCGCCGGATGGCGTGTAGGTGGCAGCTGTACCTGCATGGGAGAAGATGGTGGCCAAACCGCTGGCAATGTCGTCGTTGAATGTCATGGCATCCGCATGTTTAAAATCCCCCGGGGCCGGTCCGGCACCCCGGGAGGGTTAAGGGGTGTCTCCAAAAATTGGAGCGTTAAGTCACAATGGTGTCGTAAAAGAGACAACCGGCATCCGCGCTGGTGATCTTCGGGTCGTAGTACTCGCTGCACTCCACCACCCACTGCTTTTCAGCCTCTTCGTAATAGCGGCGCACCGCACGGTAGACATCGCTTTCCAGCTGCTCGGCCATGTCGCCGGCAGCCCCCTTCCAGTTGAAGGTGTAGCCGGCGGACGGCTCTTCGAGCTCAGGCTGCATAGGCGCATAATAAAGCAGGGCGGACCCCTTGGTGGCCGTCACTTCCCACAGGTCCACGGCGTTCCATTCCTCGCCCGCCACAGTCTCCTCGGCATCGGTGTAGATCGAGGCGCCGATCAAAACCTCTTCCAGCTCGAAAAGGGCCGCCAGCGTCTGGGCCGTGACTTCAGCCGGGTTGCCCTGGGTGCCGGTGTATTTGATGCGATCCAGCAGCTCAGGGGTTTTTTTGACTTCCTTGAAGGTCTTGGCCTCGATCAGGAGCCGGTTGGGGTAGCGGCCGATCAGCTTTCGAACGGTTTCCTTTTTGTCGATAATATCGGCATAAAACGTGCTGGACGTGTCGCCCACCCATCCGGCCGCCACATCGTCCGTGGTGGTCCAGTTGCTGGTGTTCATGACCAGTGTGCTGACATCGTATTCCTTGGCCAGCATGACCGCGTTGGTGGCAAACCGGGCCGCCGCCGCCATGGGGTTGAGGGCCGCATCGGCGTTGTTCAAAAGTTCGATGGGCACCGGGTGGCCTTCGGCCGTTTCCAGGCATTTGTAGGTGTCGGTATCCACCTTGTAACCACTGCGGCCGGCCTTGGCCCCGGGGCCGCGTTTGCCAGCCATGCGGAACCAGGCCGCCTTCAAAAACTTGTAGAAAATATCCGACTGTTTCGGAACCGGAACATTGGGAAAAACCCGGTCCGAGACGTACATGGGGTTGCGGTGCATGATGGAAATGGCCGTGAGGGCCGCATCCTGGTGGGCACTCTTGGGTGTCGGGTCCATGTTATATCTCCTTTTTCATGGAATCAGTTGTTGGATCTCGTAGGGATAAAAGTGCCCGGCTTTATCCGGCCGGCACACTCCACTCATTGACGATGAGCAGAACGGCACCGACATCATCCTCGGCCCCGGACGCCTGGATGCAGACCCCGCGGGCAATGTCGCCCTCGCTGTCGGCGGCATCGCCCTTGCCGTTGTCGGTGGCACCCACGTACTCGGCCTTGACCTGAGCGCCGACCGCCACCGCATCGTTCATCACCAGCTTGCTGGTGCCCATAACGCGCACCACGGCCGTCTCGCCGCTTTCCGGGGCATTCTGCAGGATGCCAACGGGAAACTCCGCGCCGCTGTCCAGCAGATCCACCGTCGTGTCGGAAGCCTGATGCACAAAGCAGTACTGGTGCGAGGAAAGATCCTCCGCCGCCAGAAAGCTGATATCCAAGCCGCTGTATTCTTTAGCCATGGTAATATCTCCTCTTTAAATGAGTTGCCGGCGCCTATTAGCGTGCGGCTTAGTTGACCGTGTACTGGCTCCGGTACTGACCGGCCAGGGTTTTGTCTTCGGCCTGCACCTTGGCCAGGGCTTTGTCGATAGTCAGCGACGCATCCGCCGCCATCAGCTCTTTAGCCTTGGCCACCAGTTGCTGGTCGGGTGTGCCCGTGACAACCTCGTCCGTGTCCGTGTCCTGCCCCTGGGGCGGGGTGGCCCCGGCTTCCAGATCCGCAAGGCCATCGGCGCGTTTCTTTTTCTCGGCCTGATAGAATGCCTTAAAAACATCGGATGCCGCCGTGCCGTCCTTGATGGCCGCCATGGTGACATCGTGATCGCCGTCCGCCTCCAGAATGGCCGTCACCCGGTCGCGCTCCGCCTGTGTCGCCTCGCTGACGCCGGCCTGGTGGCCTTCGTCGCGGGCAGCGGAGACATCGACCGAAGCAATAGCCGCCTCGCGGATCTGGTTGACCAGCTCCGGAAAGGCTTCTTCCAGCTGTGCTACGGTTTCAAATTTCATAATGGTCTCCTTGTCGTTGGCAGCGGAGCTTGTGGCCGCTGCGGTTGCAAATGAAAAATCCGCCGCACCGTCGGGCGCCGCGGAAGCAATCACATCATCTATGCTGGACAGCCGGTCGGCCAGGCCCGTGTCCACGGCGTCCTGGCCGATGAACACCCGGCCGTCGGCCATGCGCTCCCGCACGGCCTTTGCATCCACGCCCCGGCCCTCGGCCACCGAAGCGATAAAAATATCGTGAATGGCGTCCACCTCGGCCTGCAACACGGCCTTGGTCTCTTTGGTGAGAGGCTCCAGGTGTAGTGCCTTGTACTTGCCCGCCTTGATCACGGTGGTGGTGATGCCGTAACGCTCGTCGAATTTGGTCCAGTCCTCATGCACCATGAAAACGCCGATGCTGCCCAGCTCGGCCGTGCGTCCGGCCACAACATCTCCGGCAGCCGATCCGATCCAATAAGCGGCCGACGCCATCATGCCGCCGGTGTAGGCGGTAACCGGTTTTACCTTGTTGGCAGCGGCCACGGCCCGGGCGGTTTCGTCCACGCCGCTGATCACACCGCCGGGGGAATCGATATCCAGCACGATGGCCCGCACCTGCGGATCGTCCACGGCCGCAGCCAGGTCAAAGCGCACCCGGGGCAGGTTGGCCGCGCCGTAGAGCCAGGCGAAAAAGCTCATGCGCTCGGTCACCGGGCCCTTGATATCGATCACGGCCACACCGTCCGCCACCCGGTAGCTGGGGCCGTCGATGCCCTCGGGGGCAAAGGCGGCGGCCTCTTTCAGCAAACCGGCGTCGGCCTGCAGGTCGCGGAACTGGCGCAGCAGCGCTTCAAATTTTTCCGGTACAATGCCCCAGGCACTGCCCGGGCTGAAATCATTGCGATCCATCGGGGTCCTCCGCGGGGTCGTCTTTGGGTTTGACCGCGGCGGCCGGCAGCACGCCGTTGTCCTGCTCCACCGGGATTTCCCGGCGGCGCTGGTCGGCCACTTCCTCCCAGTCCTGGCCGCTCATGGTGGCCACTTCGTCCGCCAGGGTGGAAAAGCCGTAGTCCACGCGCTTTCTGGCCGCTTCCACTTCTTTCACCGGGTCCACCCAGCCCCAGCCGCCGCCCAGCCAGCGGGCCCGGGTGTATTCGTGCCGAAAGCGGTAGAAGTCCGGGGCGTCGAACTCGCCCCGCAAAAACGCCTCCTCCAAGACCAGGTCCCACACGGGCTGGCAGAAATGCCGCGCCCACCACCAGCGCCAGTTCTCGAACATGCGGCGGCCTTCCAGAAGCGAGGCCCGGGCGCTGGAGTAATTGGTCTTGGAAAAATCCTTGGCGATCAGCTCGTAAGGCAAGCCCAGGCCCATGCCGATAATCCGCAGCACACTCTCGATAAACGCCGGGAAAGCGTCGCCGGGCCGCTTGGGGTCCACCACGCTGATGGACTCCCCCTGGCCGAGGTAGCCCACCATGCCCGGCTCGATGCCCTGGATGCGGGCGTTGGTGCCGGTTTCCGTGCTCTGGCCCATGCTAATGGCCGATCCCATGGCGTTTTCCTTGGTGACGAAAACAGCCAGGCAGGCCGCCACCCGGGCGGCCACCACCTCGGCTTCCAGGTAATCGGCCAGGTCTTTGAAATAGGTCAGCACCGGCGCAAAAAACGGAATGCCCCGGGTCTGCCCCGGCCGCTTCTGGGGAAAGAGGTGAAACACCTTGGGGCGGCCCTGTTTGTCCCGGGCCGCAATGGTGTTGAATTCCGTGTCCGTGGTGCCGGGGATCTTGCCCGGCTTGCGGATGTAGTAGGTTCGGGGCTCGCCACGGCGGCCGAAAGCAATGCCGTTTTTGGCGTTTTTATTTTTGATGCCGGGGTTGGACAGGCGATCGCTCTCGATCACCTCCAGGCAGCGGCCGAAGGGCCGCCAGGCCTCATTGGCCCAGGTGGGGATCACCAGGCTCTCGCCGTCCTCGATCACCTTGGCAAAGGCCAGAAACTGGATGTCGTCGAAGTCCAGCCGGTTGGCCGCGTCGGCCATGGGCTTCCATTTGCGGAAAGCGCTCTCGGCCTGGCGCCGCAGGGCATCGGCCCGGTCGGTGGAGATGCCCAGCACCTCCGCCCGGATCTGGCTCTGGGGCTGCAGGCCCCGGCCCACGATGTTGATTTTGAGGGTATCGGTGGCGCCGGCGGCCACCGGATCGTTGCGGTTGGCGTCCCGGGAGCGCTCCCGCAGCACGGATAGGTCCCACTGGGAGGCGTCGGCCTCGGCCCCCTGGCCCGGCAGCAGCCAGTTGTTGCGCAGCCGGGTCGTGTCGGCCGCCTTGAAGCCGGACGCCATCATCCGGCGGGCGGCCTCGCGCCGCAGGGCCCGTTCGGGATCGATATAGCCGATAACGCGGTCGATAAAGTTGCTCATGTCGGGTTGTCGAACCTCGCCTTGTTGATGAACCCGCCGGCGGATGAGGCCGCCTGCACATCCGCCTGGATCACGTTGCGCAGCTTGATCAGCTGGTCCAGGGTGGATGGCTGGTATTCCACGGTTTTGCCGTTGACCGTAATGCGGGCCACGGCCGCCCCGGTGGACAGCGAAACGATGGCGGACTCTACGTTGGACAGGTCGGTGGCGGAAAAGGCCATGAAAAAACCCCACGATTTAGTGGTGTGAATTTACGCCACCACCATATCATGGGGTTTTAGGGGGAATGTCTAACGTATATCGTTAGTACATGGATAAGCTATGGATAGTATATGGATAAGGGTATTGACAGCATAGTAAAACGGGCTGTTTTTTCTTATGGGTGGTCGTCAACAAAATCGAGAATCTCCCGGGGAAGGGTTCCCCCGGGCTTGGCCTCCATCTGCTGGCCCCGGCATTGCAAAAAAAAGTCCCTGAGCCAGGCGTCGATGGCCGCCGGCGAGCTCCACCAGCGGTTGTTGATGAACACCACCGGCAGGCCCGCCTGCACCAGAGCATCCACCACATTGTGCCTGGACGTGCCCAGGTAGGCCATGATCTCCTTTTTCTGGGTAAATACCCGGGGTTCGGCCATCTAATCGCGCTCCAATATTTTAGTGGGCTGCCGGGATCGAAACCGCCCCGGCAGCATGCTCCCTCATGCAGACGGCTGCCGCCAGTATTCGCAGTCGTCCAGTGGTGTTTTCAGATCGACGATAATTTTCACCTTGGGGCACCACTTCTGGCCCTTTTTGAGCTTCATGTCGTCCGGCGTGTTGTAGCCCAGCATGCGGCATGTAAGGCACGTCTTCTCGATCGAAGCACCCGGCAAAGCCTCATCAATACTCGCGACAACGCCTGCCACATCCGCTCCGGGCTCGTCAATGGATGCCCCCGTATGATCCGACACACCATCAGGTTGAACGTTGGCACCACCTTTGTCTTCACTTACTTTTTCCATGATACATCTCCTTTCAGTGTTATTAACGCCTATTGATCCAACCGCCGGCAGACAACCCGCCGGCCTTGATCCACCCGCCGCCTTTATCCTCGGGCGGCGGTGCGTCCTGGGGTTGGGTTTCCGGCTTCGGCCATTTGTAAACCCCCATAAGCTCATGCGCTACCAGGTTTAAAACGTCGCAGTCCCACAAGTGGTTGGCCTTGTTTTTCGGGCATTCCCACAAACCCTTTTCATTGGGGTATTCCACCGTGTACTGATCGGCGTAGGCCTCCGGGAAATCATTATAGAAGAGAAACGCCGACGGGTCGCCGGCATCGATCAGCAGCAGGCGCGAGAGTTCATCCTTGAAATATTTCGTGTTGACGTTCACCGCCTTCAAACCGGTCGGGATGGCCTTGGATGTACCGGCGTAATATTCGATGGTCGACCAGGTGACCGGCTGGGCCATGACATCCTTGCCCTGGCTCGGGAGAATCTTCCCGCGATGCTTGAGGCAAAACGTGTCCACCTCCCGGGTGCGATGGCCCAGGCGGTCCTGCACTGTCAGGCGGACAACATATTCATGGCCAGCAGCATCCGTGTACTGATCGCTCCAGAGAATCCGCGCCAGCTCTTCGAACGTCAGACAGTATCCGGCCCGGATGCACCAGCTTGGCTTCAGCAGCTCGACACCACCCCAACCCCATGCCCTGATCGAATACCAAAAACCCGCGTCCTGGGTATCCACTCCGGCAGTCAGGCAGGCAACCTCTCCACCGCCAGGTACTCGAGTACGCGGCCGATCATCCCGCAGCTTCAGAATCGCATCCCCCGCAGCTTCAGAATCGCATCCCCCTTGCGGACCACCTCATAAGCCCGCCACGGCTCGGCGGCCCGTTTGTTCTGGAAGTCCTTCAGTTTGGTTTTGTCGTTCTGGGCCTTGAACCAATCGGACATGATCTCGCTCAGACCAACAAACGGCGATATCCAGGCCGGAATGTGAAAGCCGATGGATTTCGGCTTGAAGGCCGCCAGGTAGGCGAATAGCTCGCGCTGGTATTTGCGATCGCGCCACTGGCCGTCGCGCACGGCCCGGTCCCGGGTGGCGTCGTCCCAATGGGCGCCGCACTTGGCGCACTCGTACCAGGCCAGGTCCTGCTCCAGGATCTTGTTAGCGTCGCGCTCGCCCTCCGGCACCTTGATGCGGTAGACCGTGGCGCCGCTGGAATCCTTTTCGGAAAAGGCCATCTTCTGCCAGCCGCCGCACTCGGGGCACTTCACCCAGAAGTCGAAAACCGCGCTGGCCTCGTTGCTGATGTACTGCCAGATGTAATTCCCCTCGGTGGTGGGGGTGGAAATCAGGAAATACTTGCGCAGGCCGCGATAGGTGATGGCACGCGCCTTGCCCAGGCTGATGGGGTCGGCCTCTTTCTTGTTGGTGGTCTCCGGGTACTTGTCCGTTTCGTCGAACACCACGTAGCGGCAGGGGCGGTTGGCCAGGCGGCTGGCCGATGTGGCCCAACCTAGGTAGATGACCATGTGCTCCAGTTTGATCCGGGTGCCGGCCAGGTCGTCGGCGTAGCCGGTGGTGTAGCTGTTGAGCCGCCGGCTGGAGGTGATCATCGGTTGGATGCGGTCGGTGCTGTTTTCCTTGGCGTCGTTTTCGTTGGGGTAGACGATCAGTACATCACCCGCCGCCCGGTCGATGGCGTAGCCGATAAAAGTATTGACCGCCTCGGTCTTGCCGCTCTGGGGCCCTGCGCAGATCCCCACCGTTTCCACGCACTTTTCACCGGCTGCATCCATGATGCCGGCCAGATAGGCCGCCGTGGAATTGCGCCAGCGCCCGGGCGTGCGGCTCTTGACCACCACCCGGTGCCGCTCGGCCCAGGCGCTGACCTTGATGGGCGGCCGCTTGCGAAACCGCTTTTTCTCGCCGGCATACAGCCGCAGCGTGATTTCGCCATCGATATCGTAATCGACAGGCCGCCAGCGGGCGGGGATGGATATAGTGTCGGCGGAGAAGTACATTAACTCTCACCCGGTGGCTCAATTGGACCAAACCACTTACCATCGACAGCGTCTTCCTCTGCCACGCATTCTTCATCAGAACCGAGCATAAAATAGACAGCGGTTCCGTCTTTTTTTAAAATATAAAGAGCAACAAAAGTAAGCTCATACCCACCCAGACCATCATCGTAGTATTGCAACCAGTAATACCCCGGCTGCGTAGGTATCTCCTTTGTCCATTCCATCAAACATTCCTTTTTACTTCTTTGTTGGATCTGGCAAACCGAGCCATTTACAAATCTCTATATGTGTTTTTAATCCGTAACTCCGATATCTGTTTATAATTACACCTGGATATAAAGCTCCGCTTTTAATGGCACGAGCCACCGACTCTTTGTCTGTTAAACCAAAATTAATTAGACAATTCGTAGCCCGTGTACTTAATCCATCATAGGGTGAAGACTCACTGTTTAATTTTTTTTCAGCATTTCGATGTAATAGCCAAGCCCCGCCTTTAGTACAGTTTAAAACACGTCCAATCTGTTTAAACGTTTTCCCTTTTTTCCTTAAATCGTATGCTACTTTTTCTCTGTCACTTAACTCTGCAGCCACAATACCCTCCTACTATGCTTGGCGAACTATTTTAGCCTTCTTCCACGAAAAGTACGTGCATCGTATCCATCGAAGCATATTCGTTGACCAGGATATCCCAGTCGGACAGGGCCACCTCCAGGACAGTCTGCACTTTTTTGGTATTGCCCCCGGCCATCGAGATCCAGTCGCCCATCCGGGTCAGTAAGAGATGGCGGGCGCCGCTATCCAGCACCCCGGCCCGGACGGCCAGCTCCAGAGCCAGATCCTTTTTCGGAACCCATTTCCCGCGCTCTTTATCTTGTTCAAACCGCGCCCGCTCATTATGAATTTTTAGCTTTTCGTTCTCCAGCCGTGCCTTCTCCTCGGTCAGCGGCGTGAGGTTGCCCTCCTCGTCCTGGATCCGCTTCAAATGCTCCGCCGCATAGGCCAACAAAGCACTCTCCCGCACCGAGTTGTCCCCCTCGATCACGCACAGCCCCCGGTTGCAGTCCGCGTAAAACTTCGACTTTTTGATCTTGTAGCCCTGCTCCACCAGCCAGGCCAAGGCCGCATTGCGATGGGGGAACGTCCGCTCCGCCGGAAAATACTTGGCCTCCAGCCCCGCCGCAAACTCGGCCAGCGCCCCCTTGGCCGCGTTCCACTTCTTGAGATCGATCTCCGCATAACCGTCCTGGTAGGCCGCCTTGGTCCGCGCCACCGCCGTCACCAGCACGTCCAACTCGTCCGCCTCGTCCTCGGAGCATTTATTCCGGATCCGGTCCAGATCAGCCATTGGCCAGCTGCGCCTCCAGGGCAATGATCCGCGCCCCCTGATCGTGGATCACATTGGTGGAATGCTCAAACTCCCGGTCCAGTTCCTTTTCCAAGTGCGCCACCTTGGCCGCCAGGTCATACACCTGCTGCTGCAGCGCATCCCGCTCCCGCCGCAGCTGGGCATTCTCCGCCCGCAGCCCCCCGATCTTGACCATCTGCCCGATATCCGATCCCGCCATAACAGCCTCCCTACCGCCCCACAGCCACCACCGCGCCGGGGTGGTTCGCCAGTAGTTTCTCCATCACCACCAGAGCCTCGGCCAGGTCCATGCAATCAATAAACGAATCCGCCCGCCGCTCCTCGTACTCCTCCCGCGTCTCAAAAAATTCCACCCTGATCATGATAACCTCTGATTAACGTTTAAATTCTCGACGGCATAGGCTTGTCGGCAGGGCCTTTCTTACCTTCCGCCACCGGCCCATAATCGAAATCCGGCACATCCATCACCGGTTTTTTACCCGTAATATTCAACCTGTTCATGTCCAGCCAGAATGATTCATACTTGCTGGTGTCTTTGTCGATCGCGGGTGTAACAAGAGCCTGAACGCATCCATAGAGGTCAAACGAAACCGACGTGATAACGCCAGCCAGGCCAGTAACTTTGTCCTTACATTTCAAACCGAGCAGATTCATGTGTTTTTTTACTTGCATAGTTTTCTCCGTTCTTTTCTGATTAACGTTTCAAAAAAGCGTTGAGATTGCGAGCATCGCAGCAATCAAAGCGACACCAATACAAATTGATCCTTGGGTGTTTTTTGTAAAACACTGGAGGCCGCAAGTAACCAATACACCAGCCAAAATGGTATTTATTACAAACTTAATGTAATCCACCAGAACATCCATTCTACGCCACCTCCGCTTTCAAATATTTGATGCCGATGCACGCAATGTCCATATCCAGCGTGCCGTAACAACTTTGGATATCCGCCTTGTAGTTACTGCCAAACAGGCTGCCATGCTGTTTGAAAAACCGCCAGATCACACCGCGCAGCCGGTGCTGCTTCCCGTAACCCCTGGACAGGATCACTTCACGGCCCACATGGCAGGTTTTTTCGTTCCACCGGGGGCCATAGGGCCGCAACTCTTCCCGTTTGTCGCCGGACGCAAACGCATCGTAATGCACCGCCCGCAGCGGGATGAACAGGGGTTTTAATTGATTCGCCGCCGCCAGCAGCACATCCCCATGACACGGCGCCCCCTCGCGGCACCAGCAGGCCAGGTTCTTGCCGCGCAGCTCGTGGATGTGTTTCTTGGCGTATTCGTAATATTTTTCTTGCTCCTCCACGATGCCGTATCCGAGCGCGATATGACCGGATAGCAGCATGCGAAACAGTTCAACACACTTGGCTTGCGAGCCCTGGACCCCCACAACAAACGGATTGCCCCACGGCCCCGGCCGCCCCACATAAACCGTGTTCGCCGGCATCTTCCAGCCTTTGGATCGTTTCCGCTGGATGCGTTTGGGTTTAGTTGCCATCGGTCCCTCCGCTGAATATTTTCGGTGAATATTGCAAAGAATATTTTGGCCTCAGTGTGCAAAACCTGTAACAGGGCCGCCCATCCTCTTCCCCGCACGCTCCCCGCCACTCAGGGGAGTCCCATTAGATGCTCGTTATCGTTTTTAAAAAAGCGCTGCCTGCCTGAGCCCAGCGCTATTATGGTTGACAGCGTTCTTGTGTTGGTAGAACCACTGCATGATCCGGCGGCGTTCAAAATCAGTCCATCCGAGTTCCGACTGCCGCTTTGTCACAATGTTTCTTTGTAGCTGGTCCAAGGCGTGAAACCACATTGGTAATGCGCGTATGCCATGATCTTCAATCCACTTGCATCGACTCCACGCTTCGGCCGGGTCCGAATCAAAACCAATTAGCGCATAAGTGCTGATATTGCGCTTTGCTATTCCGGCGGATCGCAAAATATCGAAGGCACGCCCCCATGAATCTGAATAAGCCATAGAGTCCAACGCCAGCCGAATGCCACGTTTTTTCATTTTGAGGCTGGCTATCATCTCCGCATGGGCGCCGGTCAAAAGTCTCGAGTCGATGCCCTGGTTGAAATCAACTTCATGATGCTTTTTCAGTCGGTTTATAACTTTTTCAAAATGATCCATTGGCGCAGCCAGCAGGTTGTTGTCACAAATTACCGGCAGGTCCGGCCAGTCATCCAAACATCTCAACCCACCAGGCTCAACTTTACCGGTTCCAATGGCGCAATATTTACAGTGCCGAATACACCCCACTGTCGTGCGGGTAGCCATCGGATTGACGCGCTGCAAAACCCCCGGCATACAATGACCGACCGAAACATGATCCATACCATCAAAAAAATCAGGCATCAGATCGACAGCAGGCCCACCGACAACCGCCCGTGACCACGCCTTGGCCGTCCATTGGAGACGGTTTTTGACTTCTGGCAGGTTCCAGGTAAACGGGATGGAAACGTACAGGACCCCATTATTTATCCACTCAGTTTGTTTTTTTGGCCAAATATTATTCATGTTAATTGCTACTTACCGAATCGAAAAAATTAGACCCGTCAACGATCTCCGCCGGGTGCGCCGCGATGTGATCCCAGCAGGCCCGGTCGAAGTACACCAACTGGCTGATCCGTTTACTCTCCGCCGCAAACCGCCGCTGCATAATCGACCGCTCCTCGATGGCCGTGCGCTCCGGCCGGTTGATGATCCGCACCGGGTATTGCTTCAGCAGGGCGGCCAGCTCACCGACAGATGGCGCCAGGCCGTCCACGCCGCCCGCCGGATCCGCATCCATTTCCTGTTCCGGAGACGATTTCTGGATCTGCTCATCGGTATCCGGAACATCGTCGCATTCCCGTCGCCCACTGCTCGGTACATCATTTTCCGCGCCCCCCTTTGTTTCATCCAATCCAAAGCGAGATGGGCCAATGGTCAAGGCCGGCGGCAGCCCGGCTATGATCCAGGCCCGCAGATCCACCCTTTCCTTGACCGCATCCCCCGGATCCTTGCCCGCCGGTACCGGCCACCGCCGCGCCCGCTCGAACTGCCCCTGCCACCAGGGCCAGGCCCCGGCGCCGGCATGATCGAAATCCAGCGCCACCAGGATGGCCAGGGCCTTCTGCAGCGGCCCGGCCACCGCCGCGTCCGGTTTGGTGCTGGAGGAGCCCACGGCCAGGGCGCCCACGAGATCCCCGGCGGCCACGTCCACGGCCAGGGCGTCCAGCTCCGCTTCCACCACTACGAACGCCTTGGCATCCGGGTTGATCAGCATGCGGGCCATGGTGGATCCGGGCACCACGAAATACTTGGCCGGCAGCTTGCCGCCGGCATCCGGCTGCAAATCGGCCTTGGGCCGCCGGATCCGCAGCCGCACCACGTCCCCGTCTGCACCATGGCAGGGGATGACCAGCCCCCTTGGAATCCACAGCATTTTCTTACGGCCGTTGGCTTTTTTGATCGTGGGTAGCCCCCAGGACTCGCGGGGCCGGAAAAGACAGGTGTTTTTGCCCTCGCCCGCCAGCCAGCCCAGCTGAAACCGCTCCACCGCCGCCCGGTCGATGCCCCGCCCCGCCAGATAGGCCAAAGCCTTTTCATTTTCCAGCAGGGCCGCATGGGCCTTGACCACCAGCTCGGCAGCCTTGTTCCGCCACCGTTCCACGTCCACCCCGTCCGGGGCCCCGGCCGCATCCGGCTGCCAGGACTTTTGGGATGCCTGCCGCTGCGGCCGGTCGTAAAACTGCCGCCGCTCGTACTCCGGCACGCCCCGGCCCACATGCTCGCACGCCGCCCGGAAATCCATGCCCATGAACCGCCGGCAAAACTCAATGTTGTCCCCGCCCAGGTTGCACCCCCGGCACCACCAGGACCCGGCCCCCTCGTTCTGATCCGGCCAGACGTGGAACCTGTCGTCCCCGCCGCACCCCGGGCACGGGCTCCAATACTCCACCCCCTTGGCCCCCCGCGCCGCCGGCCGCGGCTCGATCCCGGTCGATTTCAATAAATCGATGACATTTTGCGCCATTTTTTGACCTTTAAACGATCACTTGACGATTGAAGTTCGTCTGTTTAAAGCCCTAAAGGGCTGTTTTCTTTCTTTATTTTGGATAGATTTGACCATTAAACGATAAGTGTGAGAAAAAGAGAAAAGTAAAAATTAAGAGAAAACATTCTGTAATTAGCCCACTTATCGTTTAATCGTTTAAGGCACCTATCCATCATGCCGAAATCCTTCCGAAAAAAGCGGTTGACGATCCCTTGCTAAAGGTTTAGCTGATCGTCAACTGTCAAAAGTTTCTTGCCCTTGCGCTCCCGGATGTCGTTGGCCTGGTCCAAATAAGAGAACCCCTGGGCGGTCAGCTTCACGCCGATGTAGCAGACCGCCGGCTTTTTCTTTTTTGGAAAGCGCTTGCCGAAGAGCGTGCCGAAGCGCTTCTGGCTCATCACCTTGGTGCCCACGTTGTCGTCCCACCACTGGGCAAACACCCAGTAGAGCAGGGTGGCGCCGGTCTCGGCGGTGTCCTCCTCCTCCAGGCAGACCTCGATAAAATCGCTGACGCTGTCCAGGTCGCTGCGGTACTCCTTGGTGGCCTCGCGCACGATCAGCGGCGGCGCCAGGCCCTCGCGCTGGTAGTGAATGCAGCCGCGCACCAGCCAGGCCAGAATGCCGGGCCACTCCGCCCGCAGCTTGGCCGGCAGCTGCGGATCCGAGCGGCGCTCGTTGTCGGCCCGGGGCTCCCGGTCCACGAACGAGACGTCGAAAGGCACCAGGAACACCCGCTCCCAGAATGCAAAATCGTCCGGCGGCGCCTGGGGCTCGTTGTTGGTCAGCAGAAAAAGCGTGTGGGTGGGGCTGAACTGGGTCTCGTGCTTGTCGTGGGGGTTGCGGCCGGTGAGCCGGTCGTTGCCCGTGAGCCACTTCACCCGGCTGGGGGAGAACCGGCTGCCCTGGTCGCTCTCGCTGGCAAACGCCATGCGCAGCCCCCGCAGGGCCATGATGTCCGGCGTGGGACCGGCCGAGTTGGCCACCCGGCCCTGGTCCAGGAGCATCTCCGCCCGGATCGCGCCCGCCAGCGGCCCCATGACGTCCGAAATCGTGTTGACGATCAGGCTTTTGCCGTTGCGGCCCTGGCCGGCCAGCACCATGATGACACTCTGGCGCACTTCGCCCAGCATGGCGTAGCCGAAGGCCCGCTGCAGGAACCGGTAAAGGGGCTTGTTTTCCGACAAAATGTCTTGCAGGGCCTGCTTGAACACCGGACACGGAGCATCGATGCCCTGCCATTCCACCGGCGAGGCCTTGAGCAGGTAATCCTCCGGACGCCCGGGCGCCATCTCCCCGGTTTCCAGATCCACCACCCCGTTGGCGCAGGCCAGCAGCAGGGGCTTGCGATCGATCTCATCCCCCCGGATGGCCAGCGGATCCTTGCAGGTGTGGGCCATGGACAGGCAGTTTTTTCGCCGCCGGGTGGAGCGCAGCGCCGTCACCCGCTGGTTGAGCTTTTCGCGGATGTATTTGAGGTGCCGCACCTTGTCCTTTTGCTTGTCCTCGTCCAGCTCCCGGACCTGCTTGCTGATGGCAACGGCCTCGCCCTGGTAGTGCTTCACCACTTCCTCCACGGCGGCCGGTGCCCGCTCCATCACGTCGACGTCCCAGTGATGGCCGGACCAGATCAGCCAGTCGTCCATAAATTTGTTGAACAGGAACTTGCCCCGATGCAGCTTGCCGAACAGGATGCCGTCCCCCAGCTCGTTGGCCTCCAGGCAGCCGCGGATAAAGCCGCTGTCCACCGGCCCGCCGTTGTCCGAGCCGCCGCCGCGCTTTTCCTCCTCCGCCTGGACCCGATCTTCCACTTGGGCCCGGATGGCCTCCAGATTGACCACGTTCTGCTCCATCCCGTCGCTCTGCTCCTGATCGCTCATGTGTTAACACCCACCGCCAAAAACGAGGGCCATTCCATTTTCCATTCCATTTTTCAATTCCAACTGGACACGTTCATCGCGCCTTGCCAAACCGTATAGAACCAACCCCAGGAAGGACCCGCGGATCGTCGACACAGAAGCGCCAGCCGCAGCCCGGATGTTTTGACCATTGGCCTGTTGATTGTTATCCAAGGGGAGCGCGGGGCGCGGGGTCGTGGCCCGGGAAAACCTAAAAGGAATGCTGTCTGTCTTATACAGTCCAAGGGTCAATGGCATAATGTCAGCTCCGTAAAGAGTTTGAGCTGCTTCGTGTCTCTCTCAATTCTCGGGATGGCGATGTCTTCCAGGTAGGTTTTGGACAGGTCGATCCCGATGAATTTGCGGTCATGCTTCCAGCAAACAACTCCGGTTGTGCCAGATCCGAAGAACGGGTCGAGGACGGTGCCACCTCGAGGGCAACCGGCCAAAATACAGGGTTCAATCAGACAGGGCGGGAACGTGGCAAAGTGGGCTTCCTTGAATGGTTTCGTTGATACGGTCCAGACGGTGCGCTTGTTGCGTCCTAAACCGTTGCGGCCATCTTTGCGGCGAAGTCCTGAATGAACTGGCGCAATGCCACCTGATGGTTCTAAAGCTGGTTGGCCATTCAAAACGTGCCGGGGATGGTCTGTGTTTGCATCCGGTTCTTTAACCGCCTCATGGTCGTAATAGTACCGCGCCGACTTCGCCATCAGAAAAATATATTCATGGCTTTTGGTGGGCCGGTCGGTGACGCTTTCCGGCATCGGGTTGGGTTTGTGCCAAATGATGTCAGACCGGAGATACCATCCATCAGCTTGAAGGGCGAAGGCTACGCGCCAGGGGATGCCGATTAGGTCTTTTGGCTTTAAGCCAGGGATTGGCATTCGATTTGGCTGAATCATGGGTCCCATACAATACTTGTTTTTCGGGTCGCCATCTCGAGTACCACGATACCCCTTAAATCTTTCTCCCTGCGCTCCACCCCCAGGACAATCGCCAACCTTGCCAGCGCCGGTAGCATATGAATCCCCAAGATTCAGCCAAAGCGTTCCATCATCAGCCAGCACCCGCCGCACTTCCCGAAACACCTCAACCATATTTGCCGTGTATTCTTCCGGTGTCGGCTCTAATCCCAACTGCCCAGGTACTCCGTAATCCCTCAACCCCCAATACGGCGGAGAGGTCACACAACAGTTGACGGACTGATCCGGCATAGCCCTTAGCACCTCGAGTGCATGCCCCTGGTAGATCGTTCCGGCGTCTGTTTGGTAGGTTGGTTTCATAGGCATTAAACGCAAAAAGCCCCGCCTGAAAATGGGCGGAGCTGTGCTGGAACTGTGCTGGATTCTGGGGCGAAAACCGCACAATTTGACGATTTTTGGTTAAATTTGTACTTTAGGGAATCGGTGTAAGTTGCTGAAAAGACTGGTGCCCCCGGCAAGAATCGAACTTGCGGCACATGGATTAGGAA